CAGAAAAGGCATCCCGACAGTTAACAGGCTGCAAATTTACAGCTAAATTAGCTGGAGCAATCCAGGTTGTAAATATCAATGGAAATCTTGTGTACGCATAGAAGGAGGTGAAGGTTAATGCCAAGAGTAACAACTTATAATCCGAAAAAGGTAACGCTTGCACTTGGAAACCATATTGCAAGCGGTTTTGCTGATGACAGCTTTATTGTTATTGAGCCTGCCGGAGACGGTAATAGTTATGTAGCAGGAGCGGATGGAGAGGTATGCGTAAGCGTAGATCCATCTTCTATTTACACAGTAAAGGTATCTGTTCTTCAGAACTCTAAGACTAACGCATATTGCAAGAAGATGTATGAGAAGATGAAGAAAAACGGAAAAGGATTTTTCCCTGTTACAGTAAAAGATCTCGTTGGAAATGAAAAATTCAGTGCTTCTACTGGTTGGATTACTAAAATCGCAGGCAAAACTTACGGAAAGGCTCAGAACAACCGTGAGTGGGAGATTGTGGTAGCTGACGGTGTAGAAAGTTAGGAGGTAAAATATGGCACGATTAAAGCAGCTTGAACCAAAGAAGGAAACGATTGGAGGTCTGAATTTTTATATAAGACCTTTTCCAGCTATGGTTGCCGCAAACCTTACGGGAGATTTAGCTTCGTTGCTTACCCCGGTTCTTGCAGCACTTATGCCGCTTGTAGGCAATAGCGACAATGAAAGCGATGGAGAAGATGGAGATTTGATGGACATTGATGTAAATGATGCGGCCGCTTCCATTTCAAAGAGTATGGAAGGGTTTTCTGGTAGCAAAGTTGAATCGATGATGAAAAAATTGCTCATTGCTCATAAGAATGTAGTCGTTGAACTTCCTGTAATGGATGAGGACGATGTGGAGACAGGAGAGTATTCACAGGAAATACTTGATATGGATATCGTAAATGAGATTTTTTGCGGGGATGTACAGAACATGTTCATTCTCGCTTTTTATGTTATCCGTTTGAACTTCAATGGTTTTTTCAAGAGACTCGCCGGCCCATCTGGGAAAGCAGGCGAGGCTATAGCGAAGAAGATGAGGAAGATATTGTAAAATACGGAAAACTTGACACCTCACAATTTTCCGAGCTGGAGTTGAGAATGTACATATTGATTAAAGCTAAATTAGCTTCAATGTTCGAGCTGAAGGAATATTACACCTTAGACGAGGCATTGAAGCTATATGCTTTATATCGTATGGACATGGATATTCAGAATGGAAAGGCTGAGGAAATGAGAGAAAGGAGGGAATAGCATTGACGATAAGAGATATTGCGGTTGCATTTGGTATTGAAGTTGATCAGAAAAGTGTCGGTGCTGCAGAGAATGCCATCAAAGGTGTAAAAAATATGGCTTCAAAGCTATTAGGCGCTATTGGAATAGGTTTTTCAATTGCTGGCATTGCAAACTTAGCGGAAGCAGCGGCAGATGCAGAGGCATTAAAATCACAGTTTTCGCAGGTATTTGGAGATTTAGAGCAGGATGCTTCAGACAAGCTTGATAAGATTGCTGATGAAACTGGAGTAACCGTAAATAGAATGAAGGGCAGTTTTACCCAGATAGCAGCATTTGCAAAAACAACAGGCATGGAACAGGCGGACGCATTAGATATTGCTGACAGATCCATGAAAGCTGTTGCGGATTCTGCCGCATTCTATGATAGAAGTATAGAGGATGTAACTAATTCCCTCCAGTCTTTCTTGAAAGGTAATTTTGAAAATGACGCTGCTCTTGGTCTTTCATGTACTGAGACAACGAGAAATACAGCCGCAAATGCGTTGTACGGAAAGTCGTTTAAAGACTTGTCGGAAGCGGAAAAACAGTTGACATTACTGCAGATGGTTGAGGATGCGAATAAAGCCTCTGGTGCAATAGGACAGGCAGCAAGAGAATCTGATACTTGGACCAATCAGCTTGGCAATTTGAAACAGAATGTGCAGGATTTGAAAGCGGCTGCTGGAAATGCGTTCTTAAAGCCGGCAGTAATGGTGTTAAAACTGCTTAATTCTTTGGTATCAAAGGCAACTGTAGGGATGAAAAAACTGACATCGGAGACAGGAATCCTAACCAAAGCATTCAATGGTATGCATGCTTTAGTAAAAAGATTGAAACCGGCTATTGATCGAATGATGCAGACTTTGCAAATAGGTGCAAAGAAGGGCATGGGAATGGTGAAGAATGTTATAGATAAACTTGGTGGAGTTGATAACGCTCTGAAGCTCTTGGCTATTATTGCCGGAGCTTTTTTTATTGTAATGAATTGGAGCAAAATCATATCTGGAGCAAAGGCATTTATTACATTACTTACAAAAATGAAAGGCTTATTCAGCTTGGCAAATTTGAAGACTTTGGCTATTGTGGCGGCGGTAGTGCTGTTGGCGCTGATTGTTGAAGATTTTATAAATTTCCTCATGGGAAATGATTCGGTTATTGGAACAATATTTGACAAGGCAGGTATTGGTGCAGACAATGCCAGGGAAGCTATTTTCAAAGCATGGCAGAAAGTTAAAGAATTTCTGCTTAATGTATGGGATTTCCTCAAGCAAGCTGCCGGAATGTGGGTTGATACTGTTAAAGGGTTCTTCGAGAGGCATGGAGAAAGTATAAAGGCTAACTTCATGAGAGTTTGGGGAATCATAAAAACATTCCTGAGTGGGGTATGGACATTTATCTCCCAGCTGGCGGCAACGATATTTGGAGGAACGGAAGATAGCATAGATGGTTCTACAACAAGTACGAAGGACAAACTTTTAGCTGTATGGCAAGCTATTCTCGATGCTTTGTCAGCGGTTTGGGATGCTTTATATGAAGCTGGGAGTGCTGTATTCAATGCTATTGCGACTGTAATAGAAACTGTATTTGGATGGATCCAGACATTTTGGAATGCGTGGGGTTCTACGATACTTGCATGGTTTAAAGGGCTGTGGGACAACTGCGGACAGTTTATAAATGGATTCCTCGAAGTAATAAAAGGACTTGCGAATTTTATAAGCTCTGTATTCACAGGAAACTGGTCTGGAGCATGGGAGGCTATCAAACAGATATTCTCTGGAATATGGGATATGATTGTAGCTTTCTTACAGCAGGCATGGAACACAATATCAACAGTTCTGACTATTGGATTAGGTGCTCTGCAGGCACTTTGGAACGCAATTTGGGGTGCAATAAGTGCATTTTTCTCTGGAATATGGAATGGAATAGTTTCTTTCTTGACAGGAATATGGAACACAATAACAAGCACTATTTCAAATGCAATCAATTCTGCTTATAACACGATAGTTTCAGTATTGCAGTCCATATACAACTTTTTCAGTAGTATTTTTTCAAACATAGCTAATTCCGTAAGTTCCACATTCAATAATATAGTGAGTGGAATTAAAGGTGCTGTGGGGAATATCAAATCTGCGATTGTTGATGGATTCAATGCGGCAATCAGCTTTATAACAAGCCTTCCGTCGAAGGCGGTCCAATGGGGTGCTGATTTCATCGGGGGCTTAAAAAACGGAATTATGTCTGGTGTGCAGGGGATTGTAAATGCTGTAAAAGGTATTGGAGATAAGATCAAATCATTTCTGCATTTCTCAGTTCCGGATGAAGGACCATTAACTGATTATGAAAGTTGGATGCCTGATTTTATGGGCGGACTGGCCGAAGGTATCAGCTCAAATGAAGACACTGTCCTTGATAAAGTTAAGGGGCTTGCTGGTGGCATATCAACTCTTATGAAGGGGGCAACTGCCTCAGCCGCAACAGCAACTGGAAGTGCAGTAAGCAACACAAGTAATACAACAAATGTAACTCAGAATAACACCTTCAATAACTCTTATTCTGGTAGTGATGTTCAGGCACAACAGAATGTATCGAAGGGCATGAAACAGTCGGCACAGGATGCCACAAGCTATATGGCTAAAGGGCTGGCATATGCAAGGTAGGTGAAAAGGAATGGCAAGAAATCTAAAACCGGTTAGCATTGCCGGAATAGAAGGGGATGCTCTAATCAGCGAGGATATTAGTTATTCTGCTGACATTCCCGAGTATCCTGTTGAGAATGGGTACAATGTATCTGACACAATTATATTAAAGCCTATTCAGTTAAGCATCACATTATATATAAGTGATAGCCCCGCTACATGGCGGAATCGCAAAGGACATAGCCCATCGGCGGGCAGAACCAAGAAGATATGTGAGAAGTTTGAGAAATTGTATTTTCGGAGAAAATTGGTAAAGGTTGTCACTACAGACAAGATATATACCAATATGGGAATTACATCAATGTCAATTTCTCACAGTTCGGAAATTGGGTACGCACGACAGATACAGTTTTCATTAAAGAAAGTGTATGTAACCAAAAGAAAAACGGTTTACATACCTAAATATATTTTGCAGAGTGGAGAATCAAAGAAGAGTGCAGGAACAGCGACAACATCATCCAGCAGTTCAAATTCTTCAAGTTCTTCGTCGAGCAAATCTGGAAGCTCTGGAGGATCAGGAAACAAATCCGGTAGCGGAAAGAAAGGTTCAATACTTTATAACATTGGAAAGAAAACCGGTTTCTTATAGGAGGTGGATAGATGCTTTATATTACAGTTCCGGATATGAACGATAGTGTATCGTCGGTGACGATTGCTGAAAAAGAGTATCTTATCCGCTTTACATACAATGGAACAGAAGATTTTTGGAGCTTTGGATTATCAGACACAGACGAAAATCCTATTATTTCTCCGACCAAGATTGTGCCTAATTTCCCACTGACACATTTTATGAATTTCACATCATTGCCAGATGGAATATTCGGTGCAATTAGTGAAGAAACAAGACTTACAAGGGAATCTTTCAATAATGGAACCGCAGAATTTGTTTTTATACCTTGGGATGAATGGGAGGATTAAAATGGCACAGGAGAATTTTATCAGAAGATATCTTATGAAGGCTGGAAAAATGGGGCATAACGGATTCCAAATCGGTCAAACTTCAACCGAGAATCCGCATGCATTGCATATAAGTTTTAGCATTGAAAAATCGACATCAGAAACTGCCAATACAGCCAAGGTACAAATATGGAATTTATCCCCTGCCAATCTCAGCGTCCTTGACACGGAAGATTGCGTAATTGAATTACAGGCGGGATATGCCAATCACATTGCATTGATTCTGGCAGGAAATGTAGTTACATCATCAACAGAGATGGATGGGGCTGACAGAATGACAGAGTTGGAGGTTGTGGATGGAAGAGTAGCCTTGAGAGACACATATGTGGAGATATCCCGCTCTGGACGAGTTGACAGTAAGGAGGTATTTGACGAGATTGCAGGTGCTATGGGAGTATCAGTTATATACTCAAAAGGCTGCAAGTTTAAGGTTTTACCGCATGGTTTCAGTTTTGTTGGCCCTGCAAAGACTGTACTGAAGAAATTGTGTAAAACATGTGGTCTTTCTTGGTCTATTCAGAATTCCGTTTTACAGATAAGAAAGCCAAACGAACCTATTACGACTAGGGCATATCTTTTAAGTTCCGATACGGGACTATTAGAGGTGCCTAAGCGTATAACTATTTCATCAGAGGGTGACGATTCCAGCAGTGGGAAAAGCAATAGTCAGATAGGCTATGAGGTTAAGTATTTTTTGAATGGAGCAATTGGTGTGAATGATTATGTAAGACTGGAAAGTGACAAAGTACGTGGCTATTTTAGGATTTATAAGTTGACGATTGATGGCGACAACCTTGAGGGCGATTGGATATGTACAGCCCAGCTTTTGGAGGTGAAATAATGTTACAAGAATTTGTAGAACAGGTTGAAAAAACAGCACGGTCAGTAATGGAAGAGATGCACACTGCTATACCGGGAGAAATAACTGCGTTCAATGCAGGAACAGGCTTTGCTACTGTAAAACCTTATGGAACATATACGACTGATGCCGGCAGAAAGATGGCATATCCAACAGTTACAGAAGTTCCAGTTATCATTCCTCAAAGCCCAATGAATGATATTTATATCGCATTCCCGATAACAGCAGGAATGGATTGCCTGCTCATAGTTTCTGAACAGGAACTGGACGCATGGATTGGAGGCGGTGAATCTGAAAATGACATTCGCTTTGACTTGACAAGTGCAATAGCAATACCGGGGCTGCTTAATAAGGGAAGTGCGACACTGAAAGAGGCATGCAGCAAAGAAAGCATAATATTGCAGAATGGAAATTCTAAGTTATCTATAAATAAAGAAAATGTGGAAATAAAAGGAAACCTGATTGTGAGTGGCGATGTAAAAGCAAAGAATGTATCTCTTATAAATCACACTCATGCAGGTGTGCACGGAGACACATCAAAGGCAAAATAAAGAAGGAGGCGAGGAAGTGGATATATTGCTTGACAGTAATGGTGACTTGGCATTCAAGGGAACAGACATTGTCCTTGCCAATTCTGTTCGCCAAAAGATAAAAATTCGGTTAAAGTGGTTTTTTCAAGAATGGAGATGGGATGATGAAGCCGGTGTTCCGTATTTTGAATATCTTTTTGTGAAAAATCCAGATATAGATCAGATTAAAGAATTGATAGAAGAACAAATTTTCAATGTGGACGAAATTACGGAAGTTAATGATGTATCTATAGAAATTGATAGCTTGAAAAGGTCGGCAGTAATCCGATACGAAGCTGTTACAGATGAAAAAACATATAAGGAAGAGGTGAAGATTGGTGGCTGAATATGGAATTACAGATAAAGGATTTGAGATTAAAAGATTGGATGAAATATTGGAGGAACTTCATTCAGAACTTTCTGGAAAATTTGGATTTAACACCAGATTGGATCCTCAATCATTTCTGAATGTACTAATAACAACATACGGCGGACAAATTTCCGAGCTTTGGGAAGTGGCACAGGCCAGTTATTATGCAAAATATCCGTCTACAGCTGAAGGAGTAAGTCTGGATAATGCTGTTCAATATGGCGGAATCCGACGAAGTCCTAATAAATATAGTTATTATACACTGCATTGTACTGGTGATGATGGAACAACCGTGAGACAAGGTGCTACAGTTGCGACAAACACAGCACCGCAAGCTAAGCTTTCGGCTGTATCTGAATTCGTTATAACAAGAGAAAATTTCAATCGGGTGTCAATAAGAGTTGCTGCTCCTGTAACGGGAGCTATTTATTCCGTATCAATAAATGGTGTTCAGTATAGTTTTACGAGCAGTTCTGATGATGAATTGTCTATTATTGAGGGGCTGAGTAAGGTTGTTAAGCCAGATGGATATAAAGTGTCGGTGAATGAAAGCAGTATTACGCTTGATATAATTTGCGAATCATCTTCAAGGAGTGGCATCCTGGTTCTGTCAGACAATTTAACAACATCAAGTGTCACTACTCTTGCTGATTTTGCCACAGTAGAGTATGGAAAACTCATATTCCCGAATGGAACAATCACTGTTATGATTACCAATATCAGTGGATTTAATGCTGTTGAGAATCTAATCGAACCAACTTATGGAAGATTACAGGAAACAGATGTGGAACTTAGACATTCATATCTTGCAAAATCGGCTATTCGGTCCACAAGAATGATAGACAGTATTTGCTCGCAACTGATAAATAATGTTCCGAATGTCGAGAGTGCCACAGGATATGAAAATGATACGGATGATACGGATAAAGAAGGAAGACCACCACACAGTGTTGAAATAATTGTGGACGGAGGAGATGAAACAAGCATTGCAAGTATTATTTTAGATAAAAAAGCTGCTGGAATTCAAACCTTCGGTTCTATTACTGTTAATGTGGCAACAGAGTATGGAGATTCTATCCCTGTAAGTTTCAATAGACCAGAATATATCTATGTATGGATGAAAGTTACTTTGGATGCTGATAAGTCATATTTACCTACTAATTACGCAAATCTGACAATAGAATCAATTGTAGAAGATGCCTCAAAGTTGCAGGCTGGCGACAATATGTTGTCCCAGACTTTTAATGATGGAATTTATTCTGCAGTCGGTGGTGTAACCTATGTTGACATCAAATGTGCAGCAACAAAGGATAGTGAGCATATACCAACCAGTGAAGAGTACACGAAAGTAAATGTAAGTGTGGAAAGCAGACAGAAAATAGTCATTGCCGACACAAGAATTGAGGTGGTATATAGTGGGCATTCTTGATAAATGGTTAGACGATTTACCACAGCAGTTTCAAGGAAAGAAGCACATAGAAGACCTTATTTCGGTATTTGCAAAACAAATGGAAGATTTACATAGGGTGTTCAAACAACTTGACGCAGAGACAGATTTAGAGAGTGCTGTTGGTGCGAATTTGGATATGGTAGGAGATATTGTAACTCTTACACGAAAAGAAGCAGGTGTTTTAGCTGGCATAGATGTTGAAGATCCGGTTATCAGCGATGAACGATACCGGCAGTTCTTAAAGTATCAAATGCTGGTCAATACAAACGAATGTACTTATCGTGATCTTATGGATGGATTGGCACTTCTGTGGGATGTATCTCCAATTTATTACAGAGAGGATCCGGCTCTGCCTGCGGTGATTATACTTACGATGCCATTCCTTACACCGGGAGGCAAAGTTGTTACATTGGGCGAGGTTCCAATGGTAAAGCCTGCGGGTGTCAGAATTGAATTTGAGTATTATATCAAGGCTATCGTTGAGATAGCCTTTAATTTTTGGATTTCTTCGTATGATGTCCCGAGGTGCAATACCATTGTTTGTGGTACGCATCCGAGGAGAGCAACACTCGGTACTATTATCGAAATCCGTTGCGAACAGGATACAAATGCCTTGATAGCCGCTTTTGATGCAAGCAAAACGGGAACTATCCGAATAGGAGGAACTGCTTATAATGCTACACTTGGAAAAACATTTGCAGAAGATGTTGAGATAGAAATAGATAGTAATTTGCACATAGTAGATTTCTTGCAATCCGGACAAAGCGTGGCAGGATTAAAGCCCAATAGGGCGACGCAAGGAATGGTAATACCTAAAGAAATACTTGTGGAAAGGAATGCTTATCTACAGAAATATACTATGCCGGCTTCCGGTCTTCAGACTTCTGGAGGAGGAACGCTGGCAAATTCTTTATCAGTGGGTGTTAATAGCAAAATTGAGGCAGATGATATGGTACTACTCGGCACACCTACGGAGTTATATGCTTCTCCGGAACATAAAGCCGGGAAAGCATATAAGACGCTTGCTGTTTCATCATCAGAAACAGAGGCAGATGTAAATGTATTCATTGCTTCGGCTACCATCAGACGATGTGGAACCAGAAGCTGTGGAAATAAAGAATAGGAGGTAGCAAGATGGGATTCTGGGAAAAAGATTTTCTAAACAGAAGACGGCAGGAATGGATGGAGTCTATTCATAAATTCCAGTACCAAGTAAATGGAAAATGGTATGATGCCAAAATCAATAGTAAGAAAATCACAGGCAACAAGATTGTTTTTATTGTAAGTTTGCTCACCACTCCCAAGACAGCCCACACAATTACCGGAATTCGCCTTTGTGACATTACCGGTCGCATTTGTGGAGGACTGGAAGTTGCCGTTAAAAGGACGGCAAATCAGGGTGTGTTAGCTAAATTTGAATTCCCAATTTACGAGAAAGGAGATGAATAGGGATGAATGTATTACCAGAATATTTGGAAGGCAACAGAACTGGCTCATACACACCAGAACAGTGGCTTGATGAAGTAAAGGACAAAAATTCGGGCGAAATTATCCAGGAGGGAACTCCAATGGATGCCGAACACTTCAATCACATGGAGCAGGGCATTCATAACAACTCACTTATGTTGGCTCTTTTGTTAGAGAATGTAAAGCATACTCAGCAAAGCGTAGAGTCTGTTGATGGTGAGGAACTTGAAGTTACATTGACCAACACAAAGGATTTCTATTTTAATAATTCTGTTAAGACTGTGGCGCTTGCAAATATGCGTAGCACATTGGATTACAGGGTTATCACAGAAGTACAAGGCAATCCTGTAAATGTTGGTGATGTGGTTGTCTATGATAAGCAGGTGAATGGTTTTAAGATTGCTTTTACAGGCAGTGCTAAAAGTGTGACTGTTCGTTGCTTTGTACAGGGAGGAGGTACGGTGTAGTGGCAAATATCATTATTCATAGTGACGAAAGAAAAGCTGAAACAAACAGAACCCTTCGTGATTATGGTATCAATCCGGAACATGCAACCAAAGCACAAAGAGATATGGCAGATTGCGTAGCCCAGAAGACAGGCGAAGCCTGCAGAGAATTAAGGAGGTATGACAGATGAAAGTCGTAGAGGTAAATGTTGGAAAGAAAATTGAGTACAGTGTATCGAAAAATAAGATTACATTTGCTGATGAATTGATGCTCAATTGCGAAAAGTTGGAAAGAGATAATGATGAATGTGTTGACATTTGCATTGCAAAGAATGGGATGATTACTTCTGGCCAGCTTGGTGAAAAGTATGCAGCACAAATTGAGATTCCGGCAAGGCAGTATGTTGAAAAGGAAGTTCCTAATCCAGATTATGATCCTGAGGTAGAAAACAGCAGCGAAACAATTATGGAAAGAACCCCTGTTCCGTTCAATATGGCAAATGTTACGCTCAAATTATATGCAATCGAATAAGGAGGACTATTATGGGAAATTATGATCAGATGGCAGCTGCGGTAAGCGAGCTGTCAGGCGGAAAAAATGTGGTATTACTGGATGACATCGGAATGCCATCAATTTATGTAAGAATTCCAAAAGGAAAAAATTCAGAGCTTGTAAGCGGCCTTAGCGATAATGTTCATTATGCGTTTAATGTGGACAGTGTCGAGAAGACCGCTTTTTATTATTCCAAGTATCAGAATATTATTGTAAATGAAAGGGCATATTCTCTCGGACACAGAGATCCTGCAAATTCCATAAATTGGGATGCTGCAAGAAAGGCTTGCGAAAATAAAGGAGCGGGCTTTCACCTTGCAACAATGGCAGAGTGGGCTTATATTGCTCTCTGGTGCCGCAAGAATGGCACTATGCCGCATGGAAACAATAATTACGGAAAAGATTCGGCTTATACACATGAACACGGCGAGGAATCTTCAAAGGATAGCGGAAAAACTGGAAGATGTTTCACAGGTTCTGGACCTGTAACATGGAACCATAACCATCACGGAGATGGCATTTGTGACTTAAACGGAAATGTATGGGAGTGGAATGCAGGCATGCGTCTTGTTGATGGAGAAATCCAGATCATTCCATACAATAATGCAGCGATGGGTAGCAAATGTGATATGTCGGCATCCTCTACTCTCTGGAAAGCAATTAAGGCGGATGGCTCGCTTGTAGAACCTGGAACAGCCGGAACATTAAAGTGGGATTGGGTATCTGGTAAAATTCAGCTTACTTCTGGTGCGATTACATATAAGACTGATAGCGGTGTTGGTGGACAGTATAAAGATATGACACTTGCAAGCGGGCTTACTGCTCCAGAAATTGCAAAGATGTTATTACTCTACCCAGACGAACCAAACGGAGATTACGCAGGTGATTATCATTGGTTCAACCCTGTTGGCGAGCGTTTGCCGTTTTGCGGGGGCGGCTGGGGCCGTGGTGCCAACGCTGGTGTCTTCGGCTTGTACCTCGCCGATCCCCGCTCCGATGCGTACTGGAGCATCGGTTTCCGCTCCGCTTTTGTTGATCTGTAATCTGTTGCACTGTAATCTGACTGAGGCTGCGATAGCAGCCTCTTATTTTATTTTTTACCTTGCAATAACGAAATACGATATAAAATAACAAATAAATCCGAAGCAGAACTATGTGTGGTAGAATGGAAAAAAATATGGTATAGAGGGACTTTATGGAGGAATTAAAGATATTACAAAAGACCTTCGATATGATGAACTATGCTTATCCTGCATTGGCACAATATCCAAAGGGCGAGAAATTCGCCCTTGTTGTGGATATAAAGAGGTGCATGGATGTTATGTTGGAGAGGATTATCGAGGCCAACAAAAAGTATTATAAGAAAACTACACTACAGGAATTAGATGTAGAAGTGGAAAAGTTAAAGGCATATGTCCGATTGTCATATAACTTAGGTTTTTTACCTCCGAAAAAATATGAACAATGGTCCGGTCTGGTAGTTGAAATTGGCAGAATGGTAGGAGGCTGGATAAAGAGTGTAAGCAAGTAGGGTACGGAATACTGCGTTTGCCGATTTGCGGGGGCAACTGGAACAATGGTGCCAACGCTGGCGTCTTCAACTTGAACCTCAACAATCCCCGCTCCAATGCGAACTGGAACATCGGCTTCCGCTCCGCTCTGCCTTCAAGTCAGATGCTGCAGACCT